CGATAGTACACTCGATCGTTGCGATGACAGTTAATGGCAGCTGGATTCTTGGCGCAGGCCTTGCAAATGGGTCTAGACATGCAGATATTTAGTGTAAAACCTTACGTAAGGGCAAGGTTAGACGGTGGTTTTGATGCCTGCCGCTAAATATGAATAGCACTTTTTATTTAAAGGAACAGACACATGGCACTAGTTTCCCCAGGCGTAGAAGTTACAATCATTGACGAAAGTAACTACTTACCAGCCCCAACTAATTCAGTACCATTTATCTTGATCGCCACAGCGCAGAACAAGATCAGTGGTAGCGGTGTAGGCGTTGCAGCCGGCACCACAGCAATCAATGCTGGCAAAGTTTATTTAATCTCCTCACAGAGAGATTTGGTTAATACGTTTGGTAATCCATTCTTCTACCAAACCACTGCTGGTACACCAATCAACGGGTACGAACTCAATGAGTACGGGTTGCTTGCCGCTTATTCAGCCTTGGGTATTTCTAATCGTTGCTATGTACAACGTGCAGACATTGACCTCAGCGAACTCACAGCCAGCTTGACACGTCCAACTGGTAGTCCAGACAATGGAACATACTGGTTAGACACTTTGGATTCTGCCTGGGGCATTTTTGAGTGGAGCTATACAACTTCGGCGTTTACTCTCAAGACTCCTATTGTGATTACCAGCACCACGGATCTTGACAGTGGAGTACCAAAAGATTCCATTGGCAATATTGGTGATTACGCAGTGGTGGCAACCAACTCAAATAATCCAGTGTATTACAAAACTGCTGGTAATACAGTAAGTAATCCCACTGTTGCTGCCAACTCTTGGGTATTGGTAGGCAGCGATGATTGGAAGAACTCATGGCCATCAGTGATTGGTACAGCTACCAATCCAACTTTGAGTGCTGGCACATTCTTCCTCAACGATGTGCTGATCAACTTTTCAGGTACAACTGTAACTCAACTGGCTACAACTATCAACTCTGCTATGCCTAGCAACTCGGGTATCAGTGCTCAAAACGTCAGTGGTAAGTTAGTGATTTACATTGATAGCCGTGGTACCAACGACGGATCAACTGACAGCAACAATGGTATTCTTGATATCACGGCTGGTGCTGGTGGATTATTGGCAGCAGTTGGCATTACTTCACGCATTTATTATGCTCCTGTGCTACAAGCATCTCCAAACTTTACAGTACCACAATGGAGATCATCTAGCCCAGAACCACATCCATCAGGTTCAGTATGGAACAAAACCAACAACGTCAATCAGGGCACTGACCTGGTTGTTAAGAAATTCAATGCAACTCTTGGGTTATTTGTACAGCAAAACTGTCCGGTGTATGAAAACGATCAGAGTGCAAACAAAGCTCTTGATCCAGCAGGTGGTGGTCGTAACATCACTGCTGGTATTACCTATGCTCAGTATGATGTTAACCAAGATGACACATTTACTCTCAAGATTTTTGAACGCTTACAATCAGGTTCTACAATCATAACTGGCGATGACACATCTCCAACATTTACTCCCGGAGACACGTTTACAATTTCTGCCAGTGCAAAGAACAGCAACACTTTGACCGCACCCGTGACTGCTACTCTAGGTGGCACTACTGCTACTGATTTTGTTACTGCTTTCTTAGGTGCCAACGTGGCAAATACAACAGCCTCGGTGACCAGCGATGGCGCAGTGCAGATACAGCACACACAGGGTGGTTCTATAGCGTTGGTTGACACCAATGGAACACCAGTGGCCGATGGCGGTTTTAACGTATCAGTAGAAGGAATAAAATATACCACTCCAGATGACGTAGCCAACGGTATTACTCTCAGCAACTGGGTAGCATTGACTTACACTGCTTCCGACGAAGCACCTGATCAAGATCCTGCTGATGGACGTCTATGGTATTATTCAGCCACTGATCAAGTTGACATCATGATCAGTGATGGTTCTAACTGGAAAGGTTACAAAACAGTGGCCAACGATGCACGTGGTTTTAATCTGACATTGACAAACCCATCAGGACCAATCATTTCGACCACAGCACCAACCAAGCAAACTGATAATACAGATTTAGTCTATGGCGATCTTTGGATTGACACCAGCGACCTTGAACAGTATCCTATCATCAAGCGTTGGGAAAGTGTAGACGGAAACGATCAATGGGTGTTGATTGATAACACTGATCAAACCACACCAAACGGTGTACTGTTTGCAGATTTCCGTTGGGCAACAAACGGCGACACAGATCCTATCACAGCGCCACTTCCAACTATCACCAGCTTGTTGTCTAGTTCTTATCTGGATCCTGATGCTCCTGACTACACTTTGTATCCTGAAGGCATGTTGGCATTTAACTTGCGTCGCTCAGGCTTCAACGTCAAGAGCTTCCAGGTCAACTATTTCAATGCCACCGAATATCCAACGTTTACCGGTACTGAGACCAATGCCTGGGTCACTGCCAGCGGATTGCAGAGCAATGGTGCTCCTTACATGGGACGCAAAGCAGTTCGTTCCATGGTTGTAGCAGCCATGAAGTCAAGTATTGATAGCAATCAAGAACTACGAGAAGAACAACGCCAGTTCAACTTGCTTGCTACACCTAACTATCCAGAGTTGATACCTAACATGGTGGCTCTCAACAACGAGCGTAGTCAAACAGCATTTGTCATTGGCGATACGCCAATGCGTCTAGCAGACAATGCCGATGCCATCACTGCCTGGGCTACCAATGCCGCAGGTGTTGGAGTTGATTCCGAAGATGGATTGGTAACAGCAAATGCGTACATGGCCACATTCTATCCAAGCTGCCAGACCACAGATTTGACTGGTGCAACAGTGGTACAACCACCAAGCCACATGATGATTCGTACTGTTCTACGTAGTGACGAAGTAAGCTATCCATGGTTAGCTCCAGCAGGTACACGTCGTGGTATTGTTGACAATGCGTTTTCTCTGGGTTATGTAAATGCTCAAACAGGTGCATTTGTATCCACAGCTATCCGTCAAGGTATTCGTGATGTATTGTATGAAAACAAGATCAACCCAATCACATTCCTGCCCGGTTCTGGCATTCTTAACTACGGTAACAAAACCGAAGCTGCCGCACCAAGCGCATTGGACCGCATCAACGTTGCACGTTTGGTTGCATTCCTCCGTGCAAGACTTGAAACCATTGGTAAGAACTTTGTGTTTGAACCCAACGATCAAATCACACGTGACGAGATTTCCAACTCATGTGAAAACTTGCTCAATGATTTGATCGCCAAGCGTGGTATCTATGACTACTTGGTTGTGTGTGATGAATCAAACAACACACCAGCACGTATTGATAGAAATGAACTCTATGTTGACATCGCTATTGAACCTGTCAAAGCAGTTGAGTTTATCTACATTCCTGTTAGAATCAAGAACACAGGTGAGATATCTGCAGGTCAGGTTGCAACATCAAGTACCGTCTAACGGTATCGCTAGTGCAGAAAAATGGGGCTTTGGCCCCATTTTTTTTGATCTCATCTGCCATAAATAATTACATAATAGGAGACAAACATGTCCATTGCATCATTAACTAGAATGACCGTGCCTTTGGCAAGTGATCAGTCAAGCCCAACACAAGGCCTGCTCATGCCAAAGCTCAAGTATCGCTTCCGTGCGGTGTTTGAGAATCTTGGAGTCAGCACACCAAGAACTGAACTGACCAAGCAAGTCATTGATTTCACACGCCCATCAGTGAGCTTTGAAGAAATGCAAGTGCCAATCTATAACTCCACCATTTACTTGGCTGGCAAATACAGTTGGGAAGCTATCACTGTTAACCTGCGTGATGATGCAGGTGGCAACGTTTCTAAACTGGTCGGCGAACAGCTACAGAAGCAACTAGACTTTATGGAACAGGCTTCTGCAAGCTCTGGTATCGACTATAAGTTTACCACACGTTGTGAGATCCTCGACGGTGGTAACGGTGCGGCAACTCCAGTGGTTCTTGAAACTTGGGAACTGTATGGTTGCTACTTGACATCTGTGAACTACAACGACCTAAACTACGCAGAAAGTGCGGCAGTTACTATCACCATGAACATCCGCTTTGACAATGCTATCCAAACTCCTATTGGGTCTGGCGTTGGCGCAACAGTGGGCAGAACACTTGGCGACGTAGTAACAGGTTAACAATAATGGCCTTTGGAGCGGACTTCCTTAAGGGGTTCTTTGGAAGTGATTATCTAAAGGACTACACACACGCCAGCAAGACTTTCCGTGCAAACGGTTATCAGCTGGCGCCCCGCTATAAGTTTTTATTTCACGTCTACTTCAATCTCAACACTGTAGAGATCCCCAAGCTCAAAGAAGTTTTTAATAGAGCTGACCAAGAGGACATTGGTCTCCTAGTCAAAACAGTGCAGTTACCCAACTATGACATTGATGTAGAAACAATGAATCAGTACAATCGTAAGAGATTGATTCAAAAGAAAATTAACTACAACCCTTGTCAGTTTACATTTCACGATGACGGAAACGATTTAATCCGTAACATGTGGTACAACTACTTTGCCTACTACTACAAAGATCCTACTCAACAATATTGGGGTGTGCCTGTCACACAAGGCAGCCTGGGACAGAGTGGCAATGGTGGCGACCCTAAACTCAGTTACAATGGTAGGGACATCTACGAAGATGGCCGTACTGTAAATGACTGGGGATACATTGGTGAAAGTTACAGTGATGGTGCCGCTGGTGTCAGCGGTAAAGCTCCGTTCTTCAAAGACATCACTATCTATGGCATGAGTCAGCATGACTTCTGTGCTTATGTTCTAATCAATCCTATGATCACTGAATGGCGTCATGATACATATGACTACAGCCAAGGCAATGGATTGATGGAACATCAGATGACAGTGCGTTATGAAACAGTAAAATATTATCAAGGTAAGATTGACACAGCACGACCCAGTGCCAATATCAAAGGCTTTGCAGATCCTGCCAACTACGATACCCAACGCAGTCCATTGAGTCGTTTGGGTAACAGTGCAACCATACTAGGTCAAGGTGGTCTTGTTGACACCGTGGGCGGTATTGTCAACGACTTACAGTCAGGTTCGGTACTGGGCATTATTGGTGCTG